TCTTTCAGCATAACACTGGCGGCGCCGCCGGGGGGGGTGTCGATGCCCTGAATCACCGCCAAGCCAAGACCTAGACCAAGATGCATCGTACCCTCCAGTTGCTAGACGGGATGCCGAGCGCGTCGGGGTCGGCTGCGCTGCCGAAGTCGAAGGCGAGGATGGAGCCGTCGCCCTGGGGAGCAAACGGAAGACCGAGACCTAGACCAAGAGCGAGCATTCGACGGCCTAGAAGAGCGCGACGATGCTGAGCGCAGTCGTCCCCGAGGCATAGACGCGCTTGGCACCGCACTGGACATAGCCGACCGGATGGGCGACGAACGTCACGTCGTTTCCGTTCAATCCGATGATCTTCACGTCACCTGAGACGCCGATGTATAGAGCCCTCGCTGCCCTCGTCAGGTCCACCGTGTTGCTCGGCGTCACCGCAACGCCACCGGTGGCGGTCACTGAACTGTCGATTACGTATCCAGCCATGGTCTGCTCCTAGATTGCTACCGCCGCCAATGTCGTGATCATCCGCCGCCCGTCTTCCACCGACGAATCCGGCGTCTCGTGCAGGTTATCCGCGTGCTCGCGCGCAAGGTCGTCAACGTCGGTCCATCGGAACTGAGTCTCGGCCGCTGCCTGCGTGACCAGTGCGGCGCGAATCGCCGCGACTTCGACAGCGATCGCCGATGCTGCGTCCGTCTGTGGGCGGCGCCATATGATGGGGAACTTATCGCCGCCAGTGCGGGTGCTGATGTCTTCCCATAGGTCGTTGCAGAACGTCGACAGCGCCGCGGTGAAGGCCGCGCCACCGCCTGCAGTCGCCGCGTCGTTGGTGCCGAGGATGACGAACAGCCCGCGGAAGTCTGCCTGCTGCGCCAGCGTCGTGTTGACGTAGGCCAAGCACCCGCTCACGTCGGCCAGGAACTCGTCGTAGTGCTCGGCCGCAACCGACTTCAACCACGTGCCACCGGCACCAGTGCCGCCGACGTAGGCCGTCAACTCCTTGGCCAACGCGCTGCCGCTGCTGGCCCGCTTGATGAGACCGAACCCGTTCGGATGCAACTTGCCGAGCTCCGCCATGATCGACAGGTCAGGCCCTGCAAGCGTGTTCACCGTTCCGCTGGTGTTGCTGTTCGTGTGCGGGACGTAGATCTCCAGCACCGCGCTGCCGCGGTTGTATTTGAGCTGATTCGACGGGCGCGTCAGGTTGCCGTGCGTAACGCCGGTCAGTTCGACGTCGTGACTCTCGGTCGTCCACGTCGTGGTGATGAGGCCCACAGCGATGGAATCACCGATCAGGGCATAGACCGGGAATCCACCCTCTGTCGTCGTAGCCACGCCGAGATTCGCGTTACGCACGCTCTCGGCCATCTTGTCACCGATGAAGAAGTAGGATGGGACGGCGTAGTATTTCTTCTCGGACCCAGGCGTGTCATCTTGGTCCGCGAACCGAATCACCGATTCGTGTTGGTTGAGGTCTATGACGCGCACGCCAGCGGTGTCCGCAGCGATGCTGCGATGCACGCTGTTAGCGAACGTCACGGCGCCGGCCGCCGTGGTGGCATACAACGACGTCAGATGGTTGACGATGTGGATCTCCGCGCTGGCGTTGTTCATCGCATCGACGCCGCGCAGCCAGACGATCATCTCGCGGAGCGCGGCGTCGTAGCTAGGCGATGCGCCGCCGCCAATGAATTGCAACGCGTTCGCACCACTGACGGCAGCGAACTTCACGTCCTCCGTCGACTGGTCGAGAATCGCGTGCTTCCAGGCGATCGTGTTGCCGCGTGCTGTTGCGGCTGCGGTGACGCGGACGAGTTCAGCTTCCAACGTGTCCCTGGCGGTATTGCCGCTCGAATCGGAGTATCCAACGATCGTCGAGATACCGATCGGAACCTTCCACACCGCGCAGTATGGCGAGGCGTCGTAGGTGAGTTCGAGCAGGCGGCGGACCAACGTCGCATCCGGCCCGACGCCGATGCTTCCATTCGATTTGCTTCCGCCGCGCGTCGAGTAGCCGACACCAAGCTCTGATGAGTGCAGCCACCCGGGCGCAGCCACGTAGTCATTGAACTGACCCTCGCCAACGAAGCACGGAGCGCCAACGGTCGGGGCACCGGCGAGCGCTGCGAATGTGACCTGATTCCCGGTGTTTGACAAGACCGTCACGCGGTCGTGGAAGCCGACCGTGGCATACGCGCCTGACTCGGTCCAGTTGACGACCGTGAAGATCCTCCCAGCATGCACGTTCGTCACCCATCCCGGCGACGCCCCATCGACCGTGACCGTCGTCGTGGTGCTGCTGCCGACCGTGAACTGGTTCGCGCTGCCGGTCGGGTCATACCACGGCCACAGCGACAGCGATGTCGCGGTGGGGTTGCCGGATGTCGCGTCGTCCGGCGTGACCCGCATCACCTTGCGGTCGCGGAGTTTCTCCAGCCAAGAGAACATCAGGTCGGAATCCGGCGGCACAAAGACAGCAGCCTTCAGCCCGGGCTCGCCGCCCTGGACCGAGAAGCCGCCAATCAGCATGACTCCGGGGACAGTGGCCATGGGCTACCCGATGGGCTCCACGGTCCAAGTGGTCGTCACGATCGCCTTGCCGTTGCTTGTCTGGTCGACTTCGAGCTTCGGCGCGAACCGGCAGCCGAACTGCGTCAGCGCCTGCCCGATGGCCTCGTAGCACATGCGGCTGCGGTCGACGGGTGACGGTTGCTTCTCGCTGAAGCGTGGGTTCGCGCCGTTGTCGTGGACGTGGACGTGGACATGGTCCGCAGCCTCGGTCACGGGCTCGCTCGCGGTCTCGATGGCGTCTTCGTCAGTGGTCGTCATTTTCGGAATCCTATCCTACGGCGTGCCTAGCTGCACCCACGCCCCACCCTGGTCGTCCCAGAACTCCAACAGATCGTTATTGCCCTGGCTGTTGATGCGGATGTAGCCGATGCCTGGTGATGCTGGCCGAGCAGCGTCGTTGCCTCGCGGGATCTGGATCGCCTGGCTGCCGCCCATCGCGAGGCTCACGATGACCTCGCCGGTGGACTGGTCGACCTGGCCGGTGATCAGATCCTTCGCCACCCGACTGCTGTTGAGCTGGACGACCTGCAACGATCCGTTGGCGCCGGTGGCCTGCGAGATCTTGATGCCGTTGGCTGCCAGCCCGCCGTCGAGCACCGGCGTGCCGAGCGCGAACGCGGCGCCTGGTGCCACCGTCAGCAAGGACTCGGTGGTTGCCGCCGTGACGTCCGCCGTCGAGTTGATGCCGAGGTAATCCTCCATCTCGAACTCTGGCGGCCCGAACAACAGCCCACCGTTGGCCGTGCCGCCGCGTGCTCGCGACTCAGCGGGCGTCTGGTCGTAGTCGTAGACCCCGTTCGCCTGCGCGCCCCACGCGCGCGCGGCCATCACCTGCGGACGATACAGCTCGTCAGTCTTGTAAAATCGGCCGGGCAAGTCCGGGTTGTGTTCGATATTCGGATAGTCCTTCACCCACAACTGCGGGCGGAACACCATCGCGGCCCAGCCCTCGCTGAACGGGTGCATGATCGAGTAGTGCGCGACGTCACTCTTCGATGACTGCCCGATGCGGTGCACGGAACCCGGGGCGTCCTCGCGATGGGGATCCTCCGAGTTCTCGCTGCCTCGCACTGGTTCCGCCGGCGGCATGAGCCCACGGGATCGCTGGTCCCGGACCCACCACTCGGCGGGGCCGCTGGGGGGCGCCGCTGCAGGGCCGGTCGGTGTCGATGGCGTGATGGGGCCGCTTGGCTCCGGCGGGTCAGGGTCGGGGTACGGCGGGTATGGACCCGTGTAGGGACCGCTGGGGCCTGGATTGATCGGGGGCGTACCGCGCCAGCCGGTGGTGGGATACCCGGGGAACCGCGGCCCGGTCACGCTGCCAGGATTCGGCGTGGTTGGGCCTCGACCTCGTGGGCCGGATGGGCCAGGGCTGGTCGGACCTGCTACCTGACCTGACATCGGCGGGCCGGGTCCTGGGAATCTCGGCGTAGGCACAGGTCCAGGCGCCGCCGGCCCTGGCGGCGACGGCCCTGGCGGCCCACCTGTCGTCGGTCCACGCACCGGCGGCGGTAGCGGTGGTGGATCTAGTGGCGGGAAGACCGTCGGAATGTCCGACGGCGGCACGATCGGCACCTCGGCCCACCATCGCCAGTAGCCCATCCGCGGCAACCCGTCCGCGAACGGGTGCCGGAGGTCCTCGTCGTAGGTAAGGTGCACCCTCGACTGAAGGGGCAACGGCCCAGGGTTTGGGTACTTTCCTTCGAACAGCAGCGGGCAATCGCGGTCCTTCTTGCTGTAGAAAAATGCCGATGTACTGATGTGGCCAGCGTTGATCGGATGCCCGTCCCGATCCACGCCGAGTTGGTGTTGATCCTCCGCGGCCCCGATGTGCAGCGGCCCGTAGGCGAGCTGCGCGCCTGCGCCACTGGCGAACACGGCACTGCCGTATCGGTTGTCGTAGAGCGGTGCGAACTGACCGAACTCGATGGGTTTCTTGCTGCCGGCGAAGTCTCCACCAGGATCTTCGTTTCCAGGATCGTCATTGCCAGGATCAGGAATGTTCGGCGTCGCCGGACCAGTGCTGCCACCAGGCGTAATCGGCGTTGTCGTCGGCGTTGTCGGCGTTGTCGGCTGCGCAGGACCGCCAGTCGTCGGGCCGCCACCAGATCCTCGTGCTAGGTCCACAAAGCCCCACGCGAGGCCGAATCCGACCATCCCGCCGCGCATCGCTGGCGCCATGTTCCACGCCAGTCCGTTGCCGGCGCTCAGCGGCCCACGCAACAAGTCGCTGGTTGGCCCCGATGCATTGTCCCGGATCGGGACGACCTTCATCATCGACTGCAGTAGCGCCTGCCGGCCTCCGACACCCGGCCGCGACGTGCCGTCCATGCACGCCTCGTATTCCGGCTGCAGGTCGACAACCGTCGTCCCGCAGTCCTGCGGCCCCTGCGCAGCCGGGCACCACAGCCGCGGGTCGGTCGCCATACTGACCGTGCCAGGGTATCGCTCGTCCGTCGTCGGCAGCACGATCGCCAGCGACCCGCGGACCGCATGCGGAAGCCCCTTCGGCTCCAGGCTGGTGCGGCCGGCGTAGCGCAGGTCGGCGCGATACGCATTCGAGCCGATGGGTTGCAGTTGCGGCGGATAAGCCCCGCCAGTCACTGGCCCGGGCGACGACGCGCCCGCCTTTTCGTTGATCGCCGCGAACGCCTGCGCCCACGATCCAGTCCGTGCATCGGGGTTCGCCGATGACCAGTTCATCCACGGGTGAATGTCGCCGAGCGAGTTCTCGGCGTAGACCAGCATCGCATCGTCGGGGTTCGCCGTGCCGCTCGGTTCCGGTATCGACACCACCCGGCCGCCGACGATCTGCCGACGAATGCTCGACGGCACGCCCTCCTCGGTGTCTTGCAGCGGGAGAATCCCGAGCCCTCTCCAGTCAGCGAATGTCATTGGTGATGTGAGATTCCAACCTTGAGAACGCCAAGGATCAAGTGTCGCGCCGCCTCGGGCAGCATAGCCAACCGGCTGATCGGCTTCTGCTGTCCCGGGAAATCATGCATCGCCATCACCTTCGACGACGGCGCGCCGGCGACCGAGATCGTCGCGCCGCTCATGTTGCCGACGAGCTTGAGGCCGTCGTCAGGCACCCGCGTCGCGACGCGACCCTGCCACGCATCGGCGAACTGCGCGATGGCTTCGGCCGCGACCGCGACCGAGTGCGCCGCAATCTCGTTTTTGCCGTTGACCAGTTCGTATCCGGGCAGGTCGGGGCCCTCAATACCGGCCGTGTTCGGGTTCTCGCTGTTGAGCCCGAGCAGATCGCTGATCGTCGCCTTGGCCGCAACGTCTTCCGCCCACGCGAACCGAGCCGTGACTTCTCCCGGCGGCACGAACACGTCGAGTTCTGGACCGTCGCCATCCTGGATGCGGAACTCCCTCTGGTAGACCTCGGCGATGTCGGATGCCTCGACGACGACCTTATGGAACTGAAACTTGTTGTTCGGCGCCGCTGGGATGATCGTCAGGCATGCCTTCATGTCCATCTTCCTGCGCAGGAAGATGCCGTTGGTTCCTGTCGACGACCGCATGCCGAATCCCATCGGCTTGCTGTTCTGTTGCGTGAGGTCGCGACTGACAGACGCGAGTTGTTCGTTGCTGTCGACGAGGTTGCACGGATACATCCGATCTTCTGTTCCGTAGGGCGAGAGGATTCCATCGAGTCGGAACACGCCTAGATCCTTGTCTATGACCGTGATCTGCATCGGCGACGGTGACGACTTGAGCAGTGATATACCCAGCTCAGAGGCAGCCTGAATCGTATCGACGTTCGTGCTTTCGGTGGCATTCTGAGAGTTCTTGCGGGATGCAAGTCTGACACCCTTCGCCGACCATGTCGTCGCATACTGACCCCACGACGCCGCAGGTGCTCGCGTGCCTGTGACGGGATCCAGCATCGACACGCGCACCGGTCGCATGTCGCGGATGCGTTCGGTGTAACGTCGAGAGATGCGAAACGTCTGGCGAAAGTGCTGCTGAAACGCCGTAATGCGCGCAGCAACGCTCGCGAACTCAGTCATATCCAACCTAGTCCCACCCCAACCACCCATCAGGTCACCGACGAGCCATGCCTCTCGCGCGAAGTCGAATGTCCACGGGAAGGAAGCAGCAGGCTTCCTCAGGTCCATCTGGTAGAGCCAGTCCTTCACCGGAACGTAGGTTCCAGGATACAGGGTATCTATCTGAACACTGGTGCCAACCTCAGGGTCGTATGAGAAGATCTCAGTCTCGGAATCCGTCGTCGGAATGACGTTATCCGCGTAAGGGCTGTTCCGAGCCGGCGGCACCGACGTCACGTTGTAGTCATCACTGAACTCGAACAGAACCTCGACCTCGCGCGTGTAGTAGACGTTTACCTTCGAAGGACGGATGACCTTTCGATCCACGAACTCGACCTTCTCACCGTCCCACGTCGCGAACGGCAGTTCGTTCTTCAAGTAGTTCTCGGCTGCGTCCAGGTCCGCGCCGTCGAAAACGATGACCTTGCCGGCCATGTTGACGTAGAGCGATGCGCCTGGCACCAGCGTCAGCAACCGAGCAATCGCGGTATCGCCCTGGTCGCGCATCATGACGCCCTGAATGGCGAACTGACCCTCCTCGGCGACCTCGACGCCGTCCTTGATCGGCCACGACTCGACCTCCCATGCGTCCTCGTCGGGCTCGACCTGATCCAGCACGTCTTCGACGGCACCCTTCGACGTCCACTTCTCACCGTCCTCGTTCAGGCTGCTGCGGCGATACTCGTAGACGTCGACCGTGATGCCAGCCGCAGCCGGCACCTCCGTGAAGAACGCCGTGCGGTCTCCCGACTTCTTCGGCACGTTGAAGTCACGCACGACCAGCGTGTATGGCCACTTCCACCGCCGATCCGCGACGACGAACGAAACGAGGTTCGGGCCTTCCGATGGCGCCGCGTGCAGGATTGTCAGCTTCTTGATTTCGTAGGTGTGACCGCGTGCGTCACTGATCGTAAGGGTGAGGAACTCCCCCATGCGGTTCTTGAGCGAGTCCCAATTGTCCTTGTAGACCGACATCACCGTCGCGTAGGGCTGCACGCCGGCCACGAACTTCCAGACGATAGACCCCGTCGCGGCCAGCTTCACGCCGCCGAGCGTCACCGATGCTTTGTAGGCGATGGCCACGCTACGGCGCCTCGTTCCAACGTTCGACGACCTGCTCCGTGAGGATCGACATCTCGATCTGTTGCCCGGACGCCGGGTCGCCGATCCACCGCGGCGTGACCTGACTCGTGCTGCTGATCGTGTTCCAGCCCGTGCGGTTGACGCCGCCGATGCCAGAATCGACACCGGCCTCACCTGAGAACCCGCTGATCAGCCCGGCCTCGCCAGACTTCGGCCTCCCACTCAGTCGCTCCTTCGGCGTCTCGCTGCCGATGACAATCGACGTGCGTGCGAAGATTCGCTCCTTCAACGCCCATCCCGGGTCCGCGTAGGCGCCGAACTCGTTTCGGCTATGCACGTAGGTGTAGTCGATCTGACGGGACTCGCGAATCGTCACCGACTGCGCGACTTCGACGACGTTCTCACCACCCGACTTCTGGTAGAGCATCTGAACTGCGACGCTCATCCTCTTTGATGTCTCGTCGTAGCTCACGCGCTCGTCCTCGATGCCAAACACCACCGGCGAGAAGTTCAATTCGAACAGCGCAATGACGTGCGGTCGGACTTTGTCGGCAAACACGGTCTGCATGTCCGTCGTCTGATCGATGTCGATCGAGCAATCGTAGTTGCCCACCACGCGCCGCAACCGCTGGATGTTCTCTTGCGAATCGCCAGGGTGCTGTGACAGGTCGGTGAACACGATGCGGTGATCCCGGATGTCGGCGTCGTCGGTCGCGGCCTGCGACTGCGCCGCCAGCAGTTCGGAATACTGCCGCGTGAACTGCGCCGTGTGATCGTTGCGATCCGTGTCATAGGTCTCGTCAACCAGCTCCCAAACCGCGCCGCTGTCGATGCCAGTCAGAAGCGTCGAAGCCTCGGCGTCGAAGTCGGCCTGATAGCGCGCGCTAGCCTTCGTCGATGCCGCCGTGGCCGTGTAGACGCCGCGCATGGTGACGGTCTTCTGTCGCCCGCTCGCGTAGTCGACGTTCACCTGCAAGTCACGCAACCCGTCGTTGTCGGACGCTGGTAGCTCACCCTGGATCACGCACGTATACGCCCGGCTGTAGCCGCGGTCGGTCTGCGGGTCTCCCGACTTCTGGCAGGTGCTCGTGACGTTCAGCGCCGATACGCCGGTGACGTATACCCAGTCGTTGCCGCTCAGGCTGATCGTCAGGTTCTGGTCGCGCTTGATGAACCCAGCCTCGACCGACTCGGACAGCGTCTGCAACGTCGCATAACTGGTCGCGACGACGACAACATCGAACACTAGCCGCAGGGATGAGTAGCCCTTGTCGATGATGTATGGGCCGTGCAGCAGTAGCGTCTCGCTGGCGCCACCGACAACGACCGAGCCGTAGGTGATGGAGAACGGATTGGTGACCATCAGCGACTCCCGAAGAATGGCAAGTGTGAGAAGAACTCTCCGACGCCGGTCTTGATCACATCCTCTAACATTGTTTTGAGTCGTTCGATGAGATCCATCGGCTTCACGCCTCGGAAGTCATCGCTCGATTCGATGATCTGCTTGCCGAGTTCCTCTTGGTAGCGCAAAGACTGGACCGAATCGAACCAGCTCTTGACTCCCGGCGGGATCGGTGCGTCCTTGCCGGCGGCGCCGACGATCATGCCGAAGGCGGCTTTCGTTTCTTCGCGCGCGGTGCGGTCAGCTCGCGCATCGACCGAAAGGTTGCCGAACACGAACGACTCGAACTGAGACCCGTAGCCACCGAACATCTCTCCTACGACGTCACTGAGACCACTGCTGGCTGCGCCTCGAACAGCCTGCACGCCAGCGCCGATTGCCGCGCCAAGACCGATCGCGCGCAGCCCACCTTTCACGGCGCGACGCACGCCGGCGCCGATGCGATTCGTTGCGACCTGACCCTTCTTGCCGAGGTCGTCCAGTTCGGCCTTGGCCTGCTGCGTGTCGAGGCGCACCCGGACCTTTGCTTCGTCCTGCGCCACTACTTGAACCTCGTCAGGCCAAGGATCAGAAGCATGTCCTTCAGTTCGCGAACCAATTCTTCTCCGCCCGCAGCCTTCCATCCTTCGATGACGCCATCGCGCATCCGAAGAATCGCCATGTCAGCCATGTTGTTCACTTGGAAGTCCGTCGACTCGTTGATCTTGGCATCACCGAGTCGACGGAGAAGCGCGTGCTTCTTGAAGTTCTCGTAGACCTGCTGGATCTGCGCATTCGCCTTCCCCTCCTTTCCGACGATGCGGGTGAGCATTGGGTTGCCCGTGATCATGTTGCGAGCATCACCGCCAGCGAGGGCTTCCTCGTCGTAGTCTCCGAACATCGTCTTCTGAATCTGCGCCCCCATGTTTTCGAAAGATCGACCGCTGATCAGCCGAGCCACAACCGCAACCGCGATGACGACGCCGACGACGATTGCCCCGACCGGCGTGCGTGCAGCGCCAGACGCCGCCCGTCCACCCGTCGCACCGCCTGCGGACAACGCTCGCGCCCGAAGCGCCCGCGCCACCCTCACGGTGGACGCCTTCGCGAATCGGCCAGCACGGTGCCGAAGCCACTGCCCAAGTCGACCCCGACGGTGGACGGCGCGCTCCATGTCACGCTCTTCCTTCGCGCGCTCGCGAACACTCACCTCGCCTAGCTTCAGCTTCGGCCGCAGCACCATGTCATCGCGGGAAGCAGCCATCAGACGGTCCGGTAGGCCCCCCGCTCGGCGCTGCTGCTACCTTCGACGAGCGCCGCGCCGCGCGAGTTGTAGTCGCAGAAGATCGTGTAGACGTAGCCGCTGTTCTGGCTGCCGACGAACTTGGCCTCGGTGCCGGTGTAGACCGTCGTGCCGTCGCTCGGACTCACGCTCGGCGTGGTGCCCTGCTTTCGCACCAGCCGGTAGCGGTAGAAGTCATACCGCGCCTCGCAGTGCGACCCTTCCCACGTCCACCGGCCGACGCTCGCCACCGTCGAGTAGCGCAACCGCTGCGGGGCGCTCCAGTGCTCGGCGGCAGTGCACACCGCCGACAACGAGACCTCGGCAATGGCAAGGTGACGACCGCGACCCAGCGCCGTCGGGGAACCCGTGCTCGCAGCCGACAAGATGACCTTGGCGCCGTCGGACCCCAGCAGGCTGCGCACAGCCGACAGCGCGCGCTCCACGAGGTCACCGACGCCACGGCCTGCGCTCTTGCCTTGGTCGAGAATCGGACCGCCTGTGATCGCCTGGGCCCCCATTGGGTCGCCTGCTACCGATGCGCCCACGGTGACGGTGAGTTCCTGCGTGGCGAGGCCGGGGTCGTCGGCGTCGAACTGAGCCGGGCCGATGCCAACCAGAGCCCAGGGGAACCCCGGCGGGATCTGTTCTTCGGTCGGTGTCCCCGCGTAGACAACCACCCGGTTCTGGGTGCCGAAGACGACGTCTTGCGACCCCGCCGGCCAGGTCACGGCCTCGAGCTTATGTTTGATCTGCTGCGCGAACTGGCGGGCGTTCACGGGCCGCTCCCGGCCTGCGCGGGCGCCTTGCCGAGAAAGCTGCGACCCTCGGCTTTGCGGCGGCGCTCGGACTCGGCATGGGCTTCCTGGCTCGCCAGCCGGCGGCCGACGATGCCGGCAAGGGTCGGTGCGGGAATCGGTTCCGATGGCGCATGCGCCTTCGCCGGATGCCCCAACGCACCGATGGCGGTCGCCGTCAGCCGGCGAACAATGTCTTCGTCGGTCTCGTCGGGTTGCTGCGGCAGCTCGCCAACGACGGCGACGCCGATGCCGATGCACACGTCCCGAGTGTAGTCGTCGCCGAGCATCCCCATCGCCTCTTGGCTTTCCTCGTCCAGCGAGAGGAACCACGCGATCGGCTGCGGTTGCCTCGCGCGAAGCCATCGGCGGTATCCTTCGTTGGTCAGGTCTACTTCCATGTCAGATGCTCAGGTCCGCGATGCGGCCGACCTGCAAGATGCGGCCGGTGTCGTCTCGCAGGCATTCGAAGGTGATGGGGATGCCGAGTTCGTCGCCGCGGCGGAACGCCATCTCGGCGGACTCGGTCCAATTCGGAATGGCGCGATACATCAACACGCCTGGAACGTGGATCTCGTCATCGGGGATGTAGGCCAACTTCACCCCGCGCGCGACCGACGCCGACCCTGGCACCCTCGTCCCAGGCACGCTGTAGACCGCGTGCTGCGTCGATGCACCGACCGCGTAGCCGTCCGACAGGAACTGCTCGACAGCCTCGCGATCCCACGCGCGGATCATGCATGAGAACGCCCAGCGGTTATCGCCTTCGAGGATCTGACCGGTCTCGCCGAGCGCCTCGTAGGACACCCGGAACGGCGGCAGTCCGATCGGGACCAAGCTGCATAGCCGCACCGTGCCGACCTGCGTTCCACTGTAGGGGAACTCCGACGCCAGCGCGGCGAAGTCGTCCAACGGGTCGACCACGAGCCTGCCAGGGGCGCGCACTACTCGCGAGATGTCACCTGCGGCCATCTCAGTCGGCCTCCATGATCTTCACGCCTATCGTGGTGCGGATGTCTTCGATGGTCTGCTTTGTGATGCCGACGATTGGGCGCTTCGGAACGGTCATCTTGATCGTCTGGTCGGCGAACTTCTCGTTGAGCAGCCAGCCGAGCTGCTCGCGATATTCCTTGCCCCGTCCCTTGAGCCACCGCGACAAGCCGTCGCGGACCTGCTGATTGATCGGCAGCGACTCGACCTCGCCGCCGTGGTGCAGCACGCCCGCGTAGGGCAGGTTGGTTCCGACCTCGACGACATGGGACGACACCAGACGATGTGCGATCGACCCCGCCAGCCTGCCGGTGTCTTGCAGCGCGGGTCGCGTCTGGAACCGTCGCGCTGGTGGCGCCTTCTTGCCGGCCGCGAAGTCGGCGATGATGCCCATAACGTTCACCTTGCCGCGCGGTTGCCATGCCACATCGCCGAGCCGCTGCTCGCGGAACGCCGTCTGCGACTCGGAGACCATCATCACGCCGATCTGCTTCAGCGCCCGCTCGGGGTTGTCGAGATTGCGCTCCATGCGCTCGATCTTCGCGCCCTTCTCGAACTCGGCAGCCATCAGTCGGCCCCCCCCCTGGACGGCAAGATACCCATGATCGGCAGCGAGTCCCGGTCGGACCACGGCCGGCCACGGCGCCCGTTGATGATCTCCGAACTAGCGGTCACGCCACTGCTGCTCGCCGGTCCCTGTCGCCCGCGCGGTCCGGTGCGACGAACCTTGCTGATCAGACCATCAGCGCCGAAGACCTCATCCCATTCGACCTTGGCGATCGTCGCCGACGTCCCGCCGCGCTCCCACAGGACAGCAATCGTCGCCCGCTTTGCGACCTCGACATGCAGCGCGTTCGCCGAGTCGTAGGCGAGTTGTGCGTAGGACGGCCACAGGTTGATCGCAGCCTGCGCCGCGTCCACGCCGACGGCGGTAGTGATCGTCGTCGCCGACGGGTCACGAATCGCTGTCAGCGCGACGAGGCCGGTCACTTCGTAGGAAACGACTACGGCTGCCCACAGGTCGGTTGCGTCGGTCATGTGTCCTCACGTTGCTACACCGGATCGGTGATGGATCCTCCGATGGCGTTCGGAAGACTCGGCAACCCGGCCACCCACATCCAGTATTGCAGCTTGCCCGTGCCCGGTGCGCCGCCCGTGTCGGTCGCCGTGATCTTGTCATCCACGAGCCAAGGCAAGTGCGTTGCGTGGTTGCCACGCAGCACCCAGTAGGTGCCGTCGATCCGCTGCATCTCCTGAAAGATCATGTCGTCGACGAGCAGGTATCCGCTGGCCGTGCCCTGACTCCACTCGATGACGACGGTGAATGGGTCCACGTTGAAGTTGCGGAACCAGCAGTCCTTGTTGAGCGGGATGATGAGTTCATTCCAGCCTGACGACAGCGCCGAGATGGCGACGGACACCGTCTGAGACCCGAGCTTCAAGTTGACGGTGCCTCCCAGCGCAGATCCGACCGACTTGTTCAGCATCACCCGAAGGAAGTAGGGCGCGTCCGGGTTGAGCCGCCGCGTCGCCATGTCTTCGAGGTTCTGCGTCAACGTCACCGTGCCACTGCCACCCGTGATCTTGAGGCTGCCGTCCACGCTCGCGCCCGGAAACGAGCGATAGAAGTTCGTCGTGTCCTGCGCGATGTTCGCTCCGCCAGCGGTCTCCGTCCAACCGCGGAACTTCGGTGTGGCGGTCGCCGAGTAGTCCGAGAAGCTGCCGTTGTGCAGCAGACTGCCGCCGCGGCCAGGGCGCGCGCTGAGGCTCGTGACTGACGTCCGAAGCAACGTGCTGCTGCCGGTCGCGCCGCGCAGCAGCCCGTCCTGTGACGCCGCCTCGCCGACGAAGTCAAAAACCTCGGCCTCTTCCTTCACGCCGCTGTTCTGGTCCAGGCGGCAGCGGAATGACTTCACCTCGACGTAGCAGGATTCCAGGTTTGATCCGGCCTCGTCGACCGTCATGCGGGACATCGCACCGTTGCCGACGTTGCCGGCAGTGTTCGACGGCGTCCCGTAGGTGATGTTTCGCGACTCGACAGTTGCGGAGCTGCCGTCGAGATGCTCCCACAGTGCCTTGGCGATCTCGAAGAGATCCGTGTAGCCGTCCCCCGTCGTGAACACCCGCGAGTATTCGTAGAGGATGGGCGCGAGAAACTCCAGCGCGCGCGACGACTCGATGAGGGACGACATTGTGTCGCGGAACCGTTGCACCGCACCCGACAGACCGGCGGGCGTGTACTCGCCTTCGAGCGCCTGCTGCAAGTCGTCGAAGTAGCCCGACGCGCCGGCCATGACATTGTCCGCCAGCTCGCGCGTGTCCTCCAGGATGGCAATGGCAGCTTTCCACTGGGTCTGAATCTCGGCTTCGGTTGGGGTTCCGCTCATTGGTCGCTAGTCCTCGGGCCATTCGAGCCCGGTCTCCGAAAGTGGTTCGGGATACACCGACCCAGGGGATGGGTTCTTCTGGTTCTCGCACAGCAGAGCGAACATGAACTTCGCCGCCGGCTCGTCGTGACTGCCGGCGACGTAGCGTCGCAGCGTGCGCCCGCGCGTCTTGGCGGCATCAAGCTGCTCCTCGGTTGGGATGCGGATCAGGTGCCCCTTGCGGCGCGGCTTCTCGAGATCCTCCAACGTGCCTCTCATGTCGTGATCGAGTTCCGGCCCATGGAATCTCACCACGTTGGCCGGCAGCCGATCTCTCAGCATGTCGATCTGGTCTTCTGCCAGATGTCGGATGCTGCCGATCCGGGGAATACGCCTCGTGTCGCGTCCCTTGCCGATGACCTGCTCAGTCATCTTGGGGAAGTCGATGCCGGCGCAGTTGATGCCCTCCGTGGGCGCCCCTGGCAGCGTTCCGATCCAGTAGGCGTATTGCTTGGAGACGCCCGCCGAGTGCTTTCCGAGGTTGGTAACGAGTGCGCTACCGGGGGTCTTCTTGGTCAAACTACGCAGGCTTTTGCCTGCGTCCATCTTCTTCGTCGTCGTGTCCATCGTCGTCATTCCAGGGCTCTTCCTAGTTCAATGTCGTCTGTATGTGAAGCAGGCCGCCGCCCCAGACGATGGGACGCCGGCCAGGATGTCTGCTCAGCGTCTGCCGATCAGTTGTTGATCATGATCGCGCCGAACGGAAGCGCGATGCCAGCGCCGGCCCGGCGCTCCCACTGGATGTATTCCTCCGCCGTGTCGCGGGTATGGTCGCCGTTGTTGTCGCCTTCGAGCGAGGAGAACTCCTGAACGCCTTTGCGGTCCAAGATGAACGTCGCCTTCTTCGGCGGCTTCTGCAGGAAGACATACCAATCGCCAGTTGCCAGACGCGGCGTGCCCCACAGAACCACGTTGCGAGACGCATCGCGGAACATGTTGGTAGATGCGCCGGCCGCGACGACGGTGCCACCGATCGCCCCTGCATTGTCTACGCCGACAACCTGACGCTGCTGTAGGAAGGTCTCCTCGAACACCTCGGTGTCCGCCGCAGCGTGGATGAGCAGCGTTCCACCCTCGATAGTCTCCTTCGACAGCAGGGGCTGGCCCTTGCCGTCCTGGTAGGCCATGAACTGCTCGATGGCAGCGTAGTAGTCGTTGCGGACGTCGTGAATGGTCGTGACGCCGCCGCCGGAGAGCTGATTACCGCCAGACGCGGCGAAGCGCGTGTTGCTGGTGAACAACGCCGCGCCGTCCGGGGCGTTCGGGATCGCCGGCAGGTTGGTCGCGGTGTTCGTCAGCAGGTCGAAGAACAGCCGCTCGTCGAGAAGCGCCGCCGACTCGCCGGCCATGCGCGCCATATCGAACAACGACTGTGTCTGGTCGTCCTCGCGGTCCCACTTGGACCACGGAACGCGGCGCGCCCACTCGTAGACCCGGACGTTGAACTGGACCGAGTCCATGGCATCCGTGGGGATGGACGTGCCACGCTCCCAGTAGGCCATGTGCGGCGCAGCGGTGAGGTAGGCAAAGTCGTGGTTCCGGTTGGTCGCCACGACGGTGTCCATCACGATAGACAGACGACTGTCAGACTGCCGATTGCGAATCGCTCCGTAGGTGTCCGAGAACTCCTGGCGGAGCCCGTTGATCAGGAGGTTGTTGCTGAGAATGGTTGCCATGGCTTACGTCCCCGCCGACTCGTAGTTGACCGCGATGTATTCGGCCGGCGTGAAGAGCTTCACGTCGCAGTCCGTGGTGCTGCGGAACTCCCACAGCACACCGATTGCGTTGGTATTTCCGGACGCCTGAAGGTCCATGTTGTCGGTGTCGCTGTCGTCGCAGTAGATGAGGTCACCGACCTTCGCCTGCGACGGCGTGCCGTTGATGCTGTCAAGGTGCATCAGGATGACACCGCTCGTATCGACGAACGCCCTCGGGTCGGGTGTGTCCGATGTCTCGCCGATGATGATGCCATCGCCAGCGCGGTCCTCGCCACCGATGACGATGCCGACAAACACGTCGTCCGAGGCGCTGTCGTCCCAGTGGTTGAGGAATCCGGCCTCGAGCTGCACGAGCGTGCCAGCGGCGACGGTGACGCCGTCCGCGATCGGGAATGAATCGCGACCTGCACTGGGGCGAGTCTCGATTATCTTGGTTGTGGTTCTGTCGGCCATATCAGTTCACCTTCGCGGCAAAGCGCGCCATGCATCCTGCGACGTAGCGTTCCTGCGTCACCGTGAGTCCGGTGCCTTGCAGTTCTTGCCAATCCTTCGCGAACCTGGCCGCGCGGTCCACCGCGTCGGTCCCCTGGTCCTGGTACTTCATCGCCACTTCCGGCACCTTGCCGGCGTGACCGCGGAACGCCTCGGCGGCGCTGTCGTCATCACCGACGACGCCGACAGCCTGCGCCATCGCCTCGACGTATGGGCCGAATGCCTTGGCGCCGTGCTCCTTGTGGAAGGACATCAGGCGACCGCGCAGGTCGGCACCGAGTGGGCGACCTTCGAGCCGCTTCATTGCGGCGTTGACGTCGTCCTTGCGGACTTCCTCAGCGTCGCGCGCGTCGAGCCGCGCCTTGAGGGCCTCGTTCTGGCCCTGGAGTGCCGCCATCTTGACGGTCATGTCATCGTTGGTCTTCGCCTTCATGCTCTCGGCTCCTGGCACCGCTGCTGGCGCGGGCGTCTGGTCTTCGGTTTGTCCTTCGGACTGCTGCGCCTGGATCGCGGCCATGATCGCGGCCATGTCGGCGACGCTGATCTCGCCCGATTCGATCGCCTCGCAGATGGCTTTGACGTCGGCGCCGCCATCGGCCTCCATGTCCTCGTCCTTGCCATCGCCGTCGCCCTCCTTCTTCTTCGGCGGCGGCCCGTCGTCGCCGTCGTGCTGCTCGAATTTGACGCCTGCGCCGAAATCGGTCGCGGGCTTCTTCTTGGTCGCTGTCGCTGTCATGTTGTCCTCGCGAAACGATGTGTGCGCGGGAGACCCGCGGCGGAAGTAGGCGACCCGCTCACCGGCGGATTCGCACACCACTTGAAAGCTGCGATAGCCGCCGCTGCGCTCGTCGAGGTCAGAGACCATCAGGAGCGGAAGCTCCAGGTAGGGAACCTCGTGGTCGAGCAGCGCCAGCGAGTCGATCGACGGGATGTCCGGGTCCAGGATCTCGACCGAGCGATACAGCAGGCGCTTCGCCAGGATGTCGGCCTGCGCCATCGGGTCGGTCACGACCAGCTCGGCCATGATCGCGATGCGCGTCTTGCCCTTGAGCGTGATCGGCTCGGATCCCTCGATGCGGAAGTAGCCAGCAGCGCGCGTCTCAGTGCCGTGCTCGTGGTGGCGAATATGCAGCGGCGGGAAGTATCCCTCGGCCTCGGATAGCCTCGCCCTGGCGATCGCTGCAGCCACCCAAGCCTCGTTGAACGTGAGGTCGCCGCGCACGCATGTGCAAAAGATCGGAACCCGATGGATGATCAGTTCATCGCCTGAGCGGGTCGCTTGGTAGCCTGCGATGGTCGGTGTGAGGGTCGCCACGACCCATACGACTAGCCACCCGTCCAGCGACTACGAATCGTCTTGGTGTGCCACCTTGGACAATCTGTATTCGCGCACCAGACGCTCGACGCCGCTCTGAATCGCTCGGCAAGGCGTCTGCGTGTCGCCGTTGATGATCCGGTAGACCGTGCTGCGGCCGGCGGGGATCAGATGCGAGACGTTGGTCACACCGCGCGCGAAGACGAGTCGCTCGAGTTCTTCGCGCAGCTCGCTCCACGGCTTTGTCACTGCGCGGCGCTCGCCAGTAGCAGATCGGGTCGCCCACCGTGGCGGAAGCCTGGGTCTGCGAGCGCGCCGGCCGGAACACGGTCCTCCAGGATGCTTCCGTCAGCGCCTACGCGCCCCATGCGGTCGAGCATCGGCCGCGACATCGACACCACGCGGCATCGACAGTTGTAGCCCAGCGGCGGCGCGAGCTTGTTCCAGACCGGATTGTCGACAAGAAAGATGCGACCGTCCATCAGGCGATGGTTGTCACGCGTGTCATCGTCGCCCACGGCGTGGAACTGAAAGCACGGCATCACTGCCTTGATGTCGGGGTCTTGCGCCTGTCGGAACCTGCCAGCGGTCACCGCCGTGTTGAGGTTCGTTCTGAACGCCATCCGCGAGTAGCCCTCGGACCACGCCGCGGTTGCCGTTCGGATCTTTTCGACGCTGGTGCGGATCATGCGACCGACGCCGATCTCCTCGGTGCCGTCACGAATCGCTGCCGCGATCAGGTCGCGCACCCGTTCAGTCACGGCCTGTTCCGCCGACCGCACGAACGCGACCATATGCCCCTCGCTGTAGATCTGCGAGATGCGTCGCGCGGTCCGCTGCGCGGCGTCGCGGATTGTCACCGGCGTGCGGTCGATCATGTCCTGCACGGCCTCGTCGAACGTAACGCGCGGGAGGATGTCCTGAGTGGTTGACGTCGAGAACCGCAGGCAGTGCGCAGCATCGTCCACCTTGCGAAACTGTCCGCCTGCGAACACCGCCGCTGCACTGCGCAGCGCCATCGAGGCCCCGACGATCTCGGCCATCGCCATCGTGTCGGTGATGACGCGCTCCAGCTTCGTTCGCGCATCAACAACGCCGTACCTGTTACCGCGCGCCATTGCGACGACCATGTCATGGACGGCCGATGTGTAGTGCCGAGCATGCCGCCCCGACAGCGATTCCAGCCATCGGTCCAGGTCGATCATGCGGATACCCCAGCACCGAACTGGTCGCCACCAGCGCCGGGCTGGAACCCCATCGCCGCCAATGGCGAAGGCTCGACGCGCCCCGCGATGACCTCCTCGTCACCCTCTGGCTTGCGGAATCCCGTCTGCTCGTAGACGTCGGTGGCACTCAACGCGACGCCCATGGCGTTCAGCACCGATGCCACTTCCGCGCGCTCCTTCGGATCCTGCCTCTTCTCTTGCGTGATGTTGAACCTGGGCTTCTCTTCGACGATGCCAAGCTCGACGAGGTTGGCATGATTCCGATGCCACACGCATCCGATCAGATCGTCGGTCAGCGTTTCCTGCAACGTCTCGCGGTCGTATTGGATCAGTGCCTCGGTGCTGTTCTCCTGGATCTCGGCGAGCGCGTAGCTGCCGCCCTCGGATGCACCGGTCGTCAGGTTTGCGCCGAGGACCAGCGTGAAGATCGTCGAGCGAAGTTCACCGCGGATGTCCTTCAGCAGCTGATAGCCCTCCGAGTTACCGCTGATGATCTCGACATCGTCCGACTTGTCGAACACCAGCACATGCCGCGAACGCAAGTCAGTTAGCACGTCGGTCCAGTCTGCGATCAATTCAGCGTTCGGTAACCCGGTCTCGGCGTCGCGGATCCCGTCGACCTTCGCCGCGATGATCCCCTGCGCGAACCGCTCAACAGCCTGCAACGATTCCTGGAAAACATGCTCCTTTGCGTACCACCACCAGCCGAGGGCCTCGCGCAGTGCGCGACCGTGGCCCAGCGTCGCCTGGTCGTCTTGGTAGACGTGGCGAATGGTCGCCACCGAATCGGCGATAGTCTCAACCTCCCAGTCCTGCGACGCGATGTTCCACCGCTCCCAGTGCGCGTGAATCTTCTTGCCGTCGATCTTCGGCACCACGCGGAACATCCTCTTGTCGCAGTCTTCGAGACGCACCGGAACCCACCACGTGCGCGGCCGGCCGTCGCCGATCGACATCACCCGCGGCGTGCCGTGGATGCGAGCGAACCGACTGCCGCTGAAGAAGGCACGCGCCAGGTTGAGCCGCGCCTGGGTGAAGTGGCGGATGCATCCGAGCAATTCGGTGCCCACCTCTACCGCAAGGTCACCGCCGTCGTTGCCGTCATGGCGAGGGGTGAGTGCCCACTGCCGACCGGCGATCAGGTGGCGCCGGTAGCCGACCGCGTGAGCAATGTCGGCGTCCCGCAACATCGACTCTTCGGCATCCGGGTCGCGCAGTAACCAGACCGACGGGTCGAAGAGTTGGACGTTGTTTCGGTAGGCCGATGACAACGCCCGGACGTAGAGCTGCTGAGACTGGTTCCGCAGGCGGAGTTCTTGTGCCATCGCGGCGGCAGTCTACCGAATGTGTCCGGATTCCGCGCACCCATAGGCATCGCGCTTCCGCTGTGGTCCCTTGTTGTGCCGCATGAACGCCCCCAAGATCGTCTGCGGCCACACGTGCAAGTCCCCCTCGGGACAGTGCTCCGACAGGTCATGCTCGCGTAGGCCCATTCCCTGCCGGCAGGCGTCGAACACTCCGGCGTCACCCCACTCGGCGAGTTGGCGGAACTTGCCGCCGAGGTAGGTCTCGCGCATCTTGGCGAGCAGGTCGCACACCTTCGGCCGGCGGACATGGTAGGCCATGAACCCGGTCTCGGAGGCGTAGGCCCAGGGTCGCCCCAGGAATGCCACGTCGGCCCACTCTGGCATGGCGGAGCGCAGGAAGTCAGGCGTTGGGGTCGCCAGGAACTCGACGTCGCCGTCGATCCACACCAGCCAGCCGTCTTCGGGGATGGGCGGCGCCGTCAGCGCGAACACCTTCCACGACCACTTGAGGACGCCGCGGTGGAGGTCGGCCCGGTTGCTGGTGTGCTCGTCCGCCTCGCGCTCGCGGAAGGCTCGCACGGCAGCGTCCATCAGGATCTCGTCCTCGCCCACGAAGCGGAAGCCGCCCCAGTGCTTGGCGACACCCTCGCGGAACAGCCGGCCGGACGTCGCCTCGTCGGCTGGCGCCCAGGTCGACAGGATCGCTACCTCGTCAAGTGCAGCCATGGTTTTGCCTCGCGGAACTCATCGACGTGCCACTGCCGATACGCCAGATCCCACGCCCACTGGTCGCGGTCCCGCTGCGGCGGGGTCTCGATCAGCGACAGGTCACGGCATGCGATGGGGTCCGCCAGGCATGGTGCCCCGGTGAACACCGGATAGCCCGCCACGGTCGCCAGCGTCGCCACGTTGCTGTTGTAGCAGACCACGGCATGCGCCCCGACGATGTCTGCTTCGAATGTCGTATCCGGCGATTGGTGAATCGGCACCGATAGCCGCATCTCATCCAGCGTCTCACGGCTAAGCGCGCCGTAGGGGTTCCCCTGTCGCCACGCCTTCGGGTGCCCACGGAACAGGATCTCGCGATCGGTGTGCTGCCGCAGCTCGCGGACGGTGGCTTCGATCCATGCGCCATGGTTGCCCTGCACCTGCGCATCCCACGGCACCTGCGCTGCGAGCAAGATGTGATTGCCGCCAGTCTTCCACGTCTCGAGCTCGAGCCCGAAGGACTTCCACCGATCCGACGGCATCCCATCAGCGCGGAAGTTGCCGCCATTGCTACAGAACCCTCCGATGCTGATCGCCGAATACACCTCGCGGTCGAGAAGAAACGCCCGCTCGATGCACCAAGGCGGTTTTCCGGCGGCCTGCTGCGCACGAATCACCACGTTTCGATTGGTGATGTGTCGGTTCTCGATGAATGCCTTCCACCATCCGTTGACGATGCACACGTCGGCAAGTTCGTTGCCGTCCCTATCCCAGTGTCTCGTGCGCCGCACGTCGTGCTCGATGCCGAGTTTTGTAAGTCCCTCACTCATAGCCAACGTCGCCAAGTGGCCACAGCTACCCGGCGAGTTGTAGTCAGGCGTGTAGAGGATCACCCGCATAGGATTTCAATCCAGACGTAGGGCTGCTTCACTTTCGGAATGCGATCTCTGAACCGGACACTCTGGAATCCGTCCATGTCCTCGACCTGATGTAACCACCATTCCTCTGACTGGATCGTCACGTGTAGCGGACCTGGCTTCCTGCTGATTCCGAGCAGGATAGCCAACCCCGCGACGCGACGAATCTCGCGCAGCACGCCAGGGACATCGTCTTCTAGGATGTGCTCCATGACGTCGTTGCACGTCACCAAGTCGAACGATCGGCCAGCGTATGGTAGGCTGTGCGCCCCCATGATGTGGTCGATGTTGTCCTCGCCACATAGGTAGTCGACGACGTCGCAGCCTCGCGACTTCAAACCTATCCCCCTCGCGATGCGCAACGATTCGGCCTTGCCACATCCGACGTCGAGGTAGGACGCGCTCGGGAACTGACGAAGCCAGTCTCGGAGGATGTCCTGCCTCCACTCCTTCATCGAGTAGCGCGGGTCGTTGTGTGCCTCGTAGTAGCGTCCTATCTCAATCCGTCGGCGCTTCTCCAGCGACCGCGTATTTCCAGAAGAGTTCGCAGGCTGCGGGGTCGGTGTGGGGTTGGTCATAGGGATACATGTCTGGGTATGGCTTGTGCGGTTGCATGGATAGCTTGGTGAAGTGAAGTATCTTCGTATTCGGTCCCATCTTGTCGCAGTGGTCCCACTCTGGCGGCAGCTTGTGCCAACGCAGCGCGTCGCCGCCAAGGTCGCGGACAAGAGCGTGTCGCCCTTCGTATTGCTCGCGGTCCCACCGGCCGGCGTTGCCGCACTGCCAGAGGATGACGTCGGCCTTGCGCGAGTCCCTTCCGCAGTAGGCGCCCGGTGCATCCGTCGGAAGTTCCCACTCCCACAGTTCGCGCAGGTCGGCGAGAACCAGCATGTCGGCATCGAGATAGATGGCGCGACCTTCGTAGTTGCACGTCTGTGGCACATACCATCGGAACATCGAGAACGGCGTCGCCCATCCGGCAGCACGGCCACCCCAGTCCCATCCGTTGTCGCCTTGGCGCATCCACGTAATGGACACATCGCCAGGCGTGTTGCGAAGGATGCTGGCAGCGAGCGCACGTTCGGCGACGGCCTGCTGCGGATCGGTGCCTACGAAGACGCGAATCACTTGTGGTGGATCACGCTTCGGTCAGCAGACTGGATGCTAGACAGCCTCGACGCCGGGTTGAGGTTGCAGATCACTGAGCCCATACCCGTCGCGATCTCGTCAAGTCTGCGCCATCGTTCGGTTTCCATGCTCACGTCAGGGTATCGGTCCTCAGTGTAGTCCACACCAACGAGCCCGATTGTTCCGAATCCAAGGTGCATCGCAATCGCCGTAGCGAAGAACGGCGACTGGCACAGCCGCAGCGGCGGGGAATCGATCTCGCCAGGCGTCAGCCACGTCTGCACGTCGTGGGTATCGATGACCACCATGCGCGGGTGCGCGCGGTGGCCGATCTGGTCATCTGCTAGCAAGTGTGTGAACACTACTAGCGGGCGCGACTCGGTGACCACGCGCCAGATGTCGCGGTCTCGGTAGGGTTCGACGCACACCGCGAAGTCTGCCTCACAGAACGTCAGCGCGCGGTTGCAGCCGATCGTCCAGTGCGCGCGGTAGTCGATACCAAGTTGTTGAGCCGATGGCCCACAACCGACGACGATGCAGTGTTCACCGCGCATCCAATTTCGCCATGCGCCGAGGTTCAAGGCCGCCACCTTCCCGCCTTGTCCTTGTCGCCATCCTTGCTTCGGTGCCTATCCGCAGGATGCATGGTGTGCTCGTTGCCTTGGTGCGGCTTCTTGAGCTCTCGCGGTGGTACGTTGAATCCGAACGGGTGCGCTTCGAGGTAGGCCCATCCGCCGCTGGTTGCGTCCACCTCGTCGCAAGTCGCGCCGTCGGGGAACCCTTCCAGGATGTCGAGATACGCCTGCGTCCACGCGCCATGGAACAGCCGCAGGCCATCCCGCTGACCGGTCACTGCCTTGTCTCGGTCCACGCCCCACCACAGCCCGCCGGTGTTGGGGCACTCGCCGCGGCGTTGGTAGCCGCGCTCGAGACACGATGCAACAGGATCCGCGCGCCCAGCCTTGCCGCCCTGTTTCACCGGCTGGCGGATCATCGTCGCCTTCTCGCGGTCGGTGAGGTCGACACCACCGACGCGAGGCCGCGCGCCGACGACGCGATAGCCCTTCTCGCGCAGCCGCTTCGACAGCGCCTCGAACTGCGCAGGTCCACCGCTGCCGCCCTCGATCTCGATGCCGACGATGACGCCAAACCCGTCGGCCTGCGCCGTCTGCACGATGAGGTCATCACGCTTGCCCGGTGTCGCCTGGAACGACCTGCAGTGCTCGATGGCGCGAACGCCCATGCGGTGCCTCGCCATGCGCACGCCAGATGTGAACTTGGCGCCTTCCTTCTCACTCGCAGCCAGGTCCCACCACCGGATTCGGATACAATCGGCGTCGGGCCACATGTCGGTTGCAGGGTCAAGCAGCGGCCCGAACCACTCGGCGCGGAAGTAGTCGCCGGGATCGCGCGCTCGCCAATCACCGTCGAGCAGTTGCGCGCGAGTGGTCGGGTGCAGGTGCATCAGACCCTCCTCGTATGCGTCTTGGTCGATGTGCGGATTGTCGCGGATGCGCGCGGGGATGTAGAGGTTCGGTGCCTTCACGCCGGCCTCGGGGTCGCCGATGAACCGTGCCTTTACCCACGTGTGCCCTGGCCCGCCTGGGTTCGATGCGGACAGCGTTCGCAGCGGAACCGTGCTCTTCGCGGCGCGACGAACGCGCGACAGACCGACGTAGGCGTATTGGGATTCGAGCGGAAAGTCGGTCAGCTCGTCCCAGTTGGTTTGATGGAACTCTGCGCCCTTGTAGCGCAGGTGGTCCATGTCATGCTGCAGGTAACCGAACGAGACCTTCGCGCCCGAGGCGAAGGTGAACGTCTTCGTTGCCGCCGACCAGTGGACGTCATCGCGTCCGCCCCACCATTCGAGCGCGCGGTCCATGAGGGCGCCGGGTAGCGCGAGGTCCATGAACGTGCGGCGGAAACAGATGCACGCAAACTCGCCGTGCTTCCATGCGTATTGAGCCGACGCCGACAGTATCGCATCGCTGTTGTGTGTTGGGATCATATGCTCTCCAGCCAAGAACAGGTGATCTGGCGACGAGACGCTCAAGCACTTCATCTGCACAGGTCCTACCCGTTCTGCGGAAACGATGAATCGGAACCTCGTCGTACGCCTGGTCGACAATCGTTGCCGAGCCAGCTTCCTCGGTAGCCGGAAGACCGGCATGTGGCACACAAGATGGATACGCCAAAAAGGCCCTACCACTCGTCCATTGAGCTTCGCCACGGTCTCCCGGACCGTCACCTTGTGGCCGAGTGATCGGAGCAAGTGCGCAACCGAATCAACCAGGTTTTTGTTTGTGTTCCCGAACTCAACCATTCCACGGGAGTCGGTGCACCCGTCCGTATCCATCAATCCACACAGCAACGCGAGTCGCTGTTCCTTCGAGGTCCACAGGTAGTCGTTGGGGACATGCTTGTTTCCGATCAGCCCTTCCGATCGCAGCGCCTTATACAAGACGGGTGACCGATACGTAGCAGCACGGTTGTTTGGTTTCTGTGAGACGTGGGTGATCGGGTATCCGGCAGCTTCGATAGCCGCCACGATCTCATGGTCCATCGTCGTGATCGCACCGGTAACGGTTGTCCCATCACCCAACCAAAGGCCTAAAACGTATGGGTCGATCGGAAGAACTCGAGCCACTAGCTCCAACGGATCGGCGACAGGTATTGCGTGATTGGTTCGGCCAGACCTCGTTCTGATGGTCTTGACAATCTCCGACGTAGTCCGAACCGAACCGGTCGGAGGAAGAGATCCTCGGCCGATCATGAGTCTGTTTCGAGCAACAATCATCGCCGTGAACGCCTTCGACTTCTGTCCACCAACCTCACTCACTCGCTTATGCCGACGTTGCTCACGCCATCCTTCGGATCTCCTCGTCAGGCTCGCCATCTCAACAGAGTCGAAGGTCAACCATCGATGGTCATCGTGGGCGATCAACTCAGCACCATCGTCGAACCGTAGACGGTATGCGGGAGCCGTGATCAACTCCGACTCGCCCTGGATCTCATGCTGTAGTCCGTCTCGGCCGAAAACGACATCACCGACACTGAGACTTAGAAGCGAACGGAAGCCACTTGGTGTTGGGATCATCTCACCAGCATACAGCAACTTGCCACCACCGGCCGCGCCGCCATACAAGCACTCGAACACGCGCTGCGTCGTGCGCTTGCGCAGGTGAGCTCCGAGGAAGAGTTGCTGCGGCGGCGTTGGCCAGTGCGGGATGTAGGGGTTTCCGATGATGCCTGGGCACACGGACTCGAACTCGCGCAGGATGCGTTCGCGCGCTTCGGCCTCGCGGTCAGCCGGCTTCGTCATCCGTCGAGAGACTCACTCGTATTCCTTGGCGCGTTCGATGCTCACAATCGCGATGGTCGTCAAGACCATGGCGACGGCCACAGCGACGCCCCAGGCTACGTCCATCACTCCTCATCATCCGGCATCAACTCTTCAGCCATGCCTGCCAGCCGTCGGATGCCTGTCAGCAGGTCGCGGGTTGGTGGCACGGTTGGGCCGGTCGCGGCGATCTTGATCGGTGCGCCGCCGTCGCCGCCGAGTTGCACCTTGCTGCCGTAGCGCCGCGGATCCCAGCACGCGAGCAGCTTCAGGCGGGTCTCGACGCGCAGCTTCGATCTCTGGATCACGTCGCCGTCGGTCACCTCGTCGCCCTTGTCGGTGACCCGCGTGTCCTGGCCGTTGGAGTCAGCGATGTTGAGGCAGTCTTCGGCAATCACGTCGAACCCTTGGTCGCGCGCGCGCCCGACGCGGCCAGCGAAGATTGGATCCTTGTCCCGCCACAGGTCGATCGTCTGCCGAGCAGGCTTCCCCGGCTGCCGGCAATACTCGCGCAGCATGCCTCCAGAGGCGATCCACTCGACCACCTCGTCAGCGAACGCTTGCGGCACCGGCTCAGGCGGTCGCCCGATCCTCTTTGGCTTGCCGTTTGTGCCGTTCTTTTTGGTCATGCGCCCCGCATCCTACCGCGCCACCGGGCCCCGCGCCACGCCTTGCCGATTCGCCACTGCAGTCGCTTGACCACCCGTAGCCCATCCGCTACACTTGGCCACATGGAACCCGTTGCCACCCCGCGCCAGATTGCCAGATTGCCGGATGATTGCCGGATGATTGCCACTGCGCCGATTCCTCTGGAATCCCCATGCACTTGTCGCGAATGTGTCCCGCCCGTAGTGCCCGACTTCCCGCCGCGGCGCGAGACCGAGCTGAGGCCAGTGCACCGCCACCGGCTGCCGGTCGGGTTGAGTGAGGCCGAGTTGCTCGGCGCGACACCCCCAACAAACCAGCCCGGCGAAGAACTCTGACAGGTTTGACCTTGCTTGTTGCGTTTGCTATTTAGACCGCCATGGATGAACTGACCCCCCGAAGGGAAACGCGACTAGAGGCCGCCAAGGCAGGCAGGACGAAACTCCTTGGGCGGGCCTGCCCAACTTGCGAAAGTGAAGTCCGCTACGTCACCAGTGGGCAGTGCGTCGGCTGCACAAAGGAACGCTCAGCCCAGAACGTAGACCTTGTCCGCAAGACCTTGCGCGAGGCAAAAGGATGAGACTTGTTCCGAAGAACTGGATTGAGTTTCAGCACTACCGGAACCGGCGACCGCCGTGGATCAAGCTACACCGAGCACTTCTTGACGAC